CTTTTTCAATGACGGACACTGAACCATTTCTCGCGTTTGACAAAGACGATTCGGACGGTAACAAGCAGCTTGTGACCGCGTATATCCCCGACATCGCTCAAGAAGTCGACGCACGACTTAATTGGTTTCAGGACGGCGAGTTGGAAGCGTTAGCAGACCGACATCGATTGGCCGAAGCGTCTGCGTCTCTTCGTGAAGTTCTTGTTTTTCTCATTGGTGGAAATCCTGTCACTAAAGCGGAGTTCTTACCTATTTTGCGTCGTATATTTGCTTTGGTTTGGATGGTTCGCCCCGAGTTGCTTCGTGGACCGTCGGGAGAATACCTCACGTTAGACGCTCTTGGAAAACTCACTGGGGTAACGCGATGCAGAATGAGCGGAATAGCCGCGCAATTTAGTCGGCCGTATAATTTTCAGGCGCGTCTGCAAAAGCGAGTAACTACACGACAAAAATGCGCGGTGACTCGCCACAAGCAGGAAGTCGAGAAGGCGCGTCAACGACTTCAAACAAGCAGCGCGCCAAAATTATTGCCCAAAAAGCACAAAAAAATTCGCAAAAAAGCGCGTAAAAAAGCACTAACAAGTCGCAATACGCCCCATATCAGGAAGTCTACTGGTTCCGGAATTGGACCCGGGTTGAGGCGGCGGGCACGGAATTTGCATAAATCTGCAGGAAATTAGGTTTTTACAGAAACGGTCCTATAGAAATGGTCTTCTTTATGAGAACTCCCCGTAAAAAATTGGAACCAAATAATTTGGCGAAATCTGAACCGCGCAAGTTAGTCCCCAGGATTTCAATCGCGCCGGATGAGTATAAACCTCGGAAATTCGAGCCAGCTCGTAGAATTCGACCTACTGGTTACAAGCATCCTTTCGATTGGTATTCTCGCGAATACAATTTGACTCTTTCCACGATCAACTTGTTGCGTCGGTATGGCGCCCCGTTGGATGACCCCGTGAAGGTCTTTGACCTGATCGTCAATAAACTTCGTTCTCGTCCCGCGGATTTGTCGGTTCTCGCGCAGAAGGTTAAGGAGGCGACAGGAGAGATGCCGACGGTTCCGCCGCATCTCGCTGATCGGCTTATTCCGCTTGAGGAACGCCGTAAACGTCAATTTGAAATGCAGCAAACTGTCGTAGCGAGCGCGGAGGAAATCCAAGACGATGGAAAGCGCGGAGTCACTGCTGAATTGCGGCGACTCGAAGAAGAAACTGCGAAAGCGTACCGGATTTACGCCGCGTCGAAAGACCACGTCGAAAAGCTCGCCAACTACAAGGTTTGGACGGCGTTGCTGAGCGAAATGCGTAAACTCGCTAAAGACGCCCCGGCGTCTGAAAGGGAAGCGGGCCGTCACGTGCCCATTGAAGAGGTTGAAGCTGTATGGACTCGCGGGTTATTAGTATTTAGCAAGTCGTTAGACACTTTGCCTCGTCGAGTTGCGACTCATCCGCTTTTCAAAAAGCTTGATCCGCACGACGTTGAGGAATTCATTCAAAGCGAAGTGTCCGCGCTCAAAACGAAACTTTATAATCTCAATTGGAAAGAGGAGATTTCTGATGCAAGCGGCGGTTAAGATCTTCGAGTCCGCAGTTAAACGCGCGCTCCAACCGCGCACAGTCCTCAATACGTGGCAATGGGCAGAGCGTGAAGTCGTTCTTGATTCCCGCTTTACGAATCGACCTGGGTCCTATCAAATAGGATTCACTCCATACATGAAGATGCCGCACGAATGGTTTTCGGACCCGCGCGTCAATGAGATTACCGGCGCGAAATCTCGGCAAGTCGCTGGAACTACTTTTCTCGCCAACTGCATGATGTATGCGGTGGCCGAGACACCTGGGCCGATTATGTATGTTACTTCGACGCGCGAGAACGCCCAGTCGTTTTCTGAGCGCGAATGGTTGCCGAGGGTTGAATTGTGTTCGGCTTTGCGCAAATTGAAGCCGGATGACATTGACGACTACAAGAAAACTGAACAGCATTTCCGGACATGCACCGTGAAGTTTGTTGGCTCTAATAGCCCAGCGAATTTGATGTCGCGACCGATTCAGTATTTGTTTGAAGACGAAGTCGACACATGGCCGGAAGACAATGGAGCTGAGGCGCCGTCAATTGAGATTGTTGAGGCGTGCACGATTAGTTATGGGCATGCGAAAAAGATTGTCCGTATTTCGACTCCAACAGTTCCGACTGGGACCATTTGGCAGTATTTTCTTCGCGGCAGCCAGCATAAGTATTTCGTAAAATCTCCGTTCGCTTTAGATAAACCTGGCTTTGAGTTGAAATTTGAAATGTTGAATTTCCATAAAGACAAATGCCGCGACGAAAAAACAGGGCAGTGGAACTTGGACAAACTGCGTCAGTCTGTGACTTTGCGGTGTCCTCACACTGGTAAAGACATTGAGCAATCTGAGCAAGCCGAAATGGTTCGCAATGGTGAATGGGTGCAGACAAATCCACACGCTCCATCAAATCATATTAGTTGGCATATCTCCGCTCTCTACAGTCCAATGCTTTCATGGGGAGATATTGCGGTTCTTTTTATTCAGAAAAAAGATTCTCCCGGCGGCCTGCATGATTTTTACAATCACTATCTTGGACTTCCATTTGAGCGTAAAGCCGCGGAAGTGAAAGCGTCTGACATTGAACTTGTCCGCGACCGTTCCCCAAAATATACTCGTCCGCCAATTGGAGCGTCGCGCGTTCAACTCCCAGCTCCAATGGACGTTATCCTCATGGCTGTTGACGTCCAGCAGGACGGTTTTTGGTGGGGACAACGCGGGCTCCGCAAGACTGAAAAGAACACGCTTCAATCTTGGCTGCTTGATTATGGGCAAGCAGTTTCTTTTCTTGATATTGAGGATCTGTTTAACCGCAAGTTTGTTTGGGAAGATGAAGAGATAGAAGTCTATAAAGGGCTGATTGATTCTGGTTACCGCGCCGCGAGAACCGGCGGGGTTTACGAATTTTGCTTGAAAATGCGCGGGGGATTTTTTCCTTGCCAGGGACGCGCGGTGAATCACGGATTATTTCAGCCGGTTCGTGAAACTATTTTCACCCACAAAGGACAAGACTTTGAAGCGGTGCAATTCCGTGACGATTTGTTTAAGGAAGAGCTTTACTTGCGACGGATTAAGACGACGGATTGCGAGTGGTTTTTGCCTCAGGATATTTGTCCAACGTATATTGAGCAGCTGTGCGACGAGAAATTAGTTGGTCGAAAGACGGAACGCGGGACTCTCGTTCTTGAATGGAAAGATTTCGGAAATAATCACATGGGTGACGTCGAAAAAATGCTTTTGGTTGGCGAGTCTTTGGTTCAGCCATTTCTTATTAACCCTGATCTTGATTCTGATTCTGACTCCGATTCGCGTCATACGGAATCCGCGGAATCTTCCCAATCGCCCACCGATTCATATCGCCTACGTGGTGACATGAGCCTATAGTCATGGCCGTTATTGTTACCTCACATCTCGAGAAAGGGAGTATTGCTGACGCTCTCACTGAATACGCCTTTGAGCTCGAAGACGCTAACACGGGTTCTGGAATCGCGTGGCTCGAGAGTCTTCGGCAAAAAGCTATCGTCGCGATAAATACTAACGGGGCGCTTTCGACGCTGATCAGCACGTCAGTGAATGGACAATCGTTTCAACGCGAATACCAATTGACAGAATCAGAACTTCTTATCCACGTGACTCAAGCTCTCCGTAACGTCAAAGGTACTCAAGTTAAAATCACTTATGGGCATTTTTCCAACATCCCGCACTGATCGTCGTTCTTGGTTTGGTTCGCGCATTTCCGCGATGAGCGATAGTATTGCTTCAGCGTTTGGGAATATCTTTACTGGCGCGGCAGATTCAGGCACGCGGACGTCTGTAGTTTTCATGCCGACGGATTCTCGTCGAGAGATTAACAATTTCACTCGCATGGAGCTAGTGAAAAAATCTCGCTGGCTATTCAACAATCTCGGTCTTTTTCGCCGTGTTATCAAGGGAGTGACTCGCTACACTGTTGGCGCAGGTTTATCGCCTGTCCCAGAAACTCGCGATTCTGAGTGGAATAAACGCGCCACAGAGTATTTCGAAAATTGGGCGATGAATCAAGTTCTCTGTGATGTTGCTGGCCGGCAAAACTTTTACCAAATGCAAAAAACCGCTGTCATGGCGATGTTGAAGGATGGCGAATTTTTTGCCGTTCAAACGTCATCGGCAGATGATATTGATCCGGTCACTGGAGAAAAGATTCTTGGTCGCCCGCAGCTTCAGTGGCTAGAGACTCAGCATATTGCCAACCTCCGTAATTTTTCTGACGTTGATCAAGACGGTTTTCGCGAAGGCATTCGCGTTAATTCCGTCAACCGGCCAATTGAATATCGTTGCCTTGTCGATCGCGATCCTCAAGCTAGAGACATGTCGGAGTCTCGCGTTATTCCTGCGGCATCGATGATCCACCTTTATGAAATCGAGCGCGCAAACCAGCTGCGAGGTTTGCCATGGGCTTACCATGGACTGAATTCCGCTATTGACATGTTAGATCTCAATTCCTTAGAAAAGGCCGCGGTAAAACTTCATTCAACCATGGCTGGAGTTATTCGCAAGCGCGTTGGCGACGCCGGCCGGTCTGGGTTCACTGGCGACTTAAAGCGACGTAGCGTTCCGTCATCTTCTGGTGATGGAAAACAAAAAGTCGTCGCGTTCGAGAACTTCGCAGGCGGCGCGGCAATTTTGCAGCTTGGGTTAGACGAAGAGTTTAACTTGTTTACTTCTGCTCGTCCGTCTTCAACGTGGATTGGTTTTATGGATTACCTTGTCCGCGACATTGCGTATGGATTTGGGGTTTCCCCTGAATTCATTTGGTCTGTGTCTGGATTAGGTGGCGCGAATACACGATTCATTCTTGAAGATTCAAAATGGTTTTTTGAAGAGATTCAAGATCTTCTTATCGACGTTTTCTGCCAGCGCGTTTATGTTTGGGTGATTGCTCGCGCGATGAAGCGCAATGAATTGCCGAGTTGCGGAGATCCGTATTGGTGGAAAGCTCGATGGCAGAGACCGCCAAAAGTTACGGTCGATCAAGGCCGAGAAGGTAATTTGGAGATTGAGCGTCTTCGCAATGGCATGACGACTTGGGATGATTATTACGGAAGTCGCGGGAAAGCTTGGGACAAAGTCCTCGCGAAACGCGTTGAAGAGTTGAAAACTGTCATGGACATGTGCAAAGCTTCTGGAGTTCCGTTTGAGTATATTTTCTCCGTTAAACCCGGGACTCCGTCAGCTGCTAATTTCACAGACTCAATTGACTCAACCGATTTGAGAGAGTCTGCGGATTCGCTCGAATCTGGTGACACGACGCAATAATCAGAAATAACAGCTTTATGAACTATCCACGTGTCCTGCAGAAAGTGTTGTGCGATCCTTGGTGCGTCCGCTATGAAACTCACGCCGCGATCCGGCGAGTGCTCGCGTCTCGATTAAAGGAAACTGAAACCACTCTTCAGGCCATCGCCGCTGAGTATGGATCTGGATTTGTTTCCGACGGTTCCTTTCCTAAGGAAGGCCCGTATAACACGGTCCGCGCAGACCGCTCAAAGCTTTATGTCCGCGGCAATCTTGCCGTTATTCCGGTCCATGGAGTGATTGGTTCGCATCTTTCGCTTCTTGAGACCATGTGCGGCGGTTACGACGTCCAATATTTGCAATCTGCTGTCCATGAAGCGCATAACCGCGCCGATATTAAGAAAGTCCTTTTCGATTTCAATAGCCCAGGTGGCGCGGTCATCGGGGTTCCTGAAGCCGCTATGATGGTTCGTAATTTGTCGAAAGCCAAACAAACCTATTCATTCACCTCCGGCGAAATGTGTTCAGCAGCTTATTGGATCGCTTCGCAAACAAGGCGCGTTTACGCGACCGCTTCCGCGATTGTTGGTTCTATCGGGGTGTATATCGCTTTGCTTGATGAGACCAAGGCCATGGAACTTGATGGGTTAAAACTTGAACTGTTCAAGGCCGGAGCGCACAAAGGAATCGGATTGCCTGGAAACCCTCTCACTGACGCGGATCGGGCGATTCTCCAAAGCATGGTCGATTCTATTTACGCGAATTTCACGAAAGACATTAAGACTATGCGCGGAGGTATTGATTCCAACGCGATGCAAGGCCAAGTATTTTTTGGTTCTGAAGCAAAGCGTTTAGGTCTAATTGACGCGACCGTGCTTTCCGCTAATGATTTCGCGCAAACTTTAAGTTGACATTGAAGAATCTTTATGCGCAAACGTGAATTCATTGCGAACATCGAAGAGGCTAATTCCGCTCTCGCGGAATTGGATAACCGCTTCGCCGCGCTTGAAGCTTCTTTTTCTGAGGCCGATAAGCGCCGCGAAGCCGCTGAATCCCGAGCGAATGACTTGGCTGCTCAACTCAGTGAAATTGAAAGCCGGGTCAATTTGTTGATCGGCGAAAATAACGACCTTAAGGCGAAGTTGGAGAAATCTGACGAGGCTCTTCGCGCTGCTTCTCAGCAAAGCGTTGTTGTCGCCGCGACGGTTGGGGTTCCTGCTGTCACGAATTCGCCTATCGACCAACACAATTCAAACGACCGCAAATCTCAGTTGACTGGCATGCAGCGGGTTGCCGCGGCATTTGAGTCAATGCAACCCAAATCCCTGAAAGGAAAATAAATTATGCCTACCGGAATGCCAACCATGCTCGACGTTGCCAAGACTTATGGCAACGACGCTGTAGTCGGGTTGATCGAAGAGAATATCCAGATCAATCCTGAGATGCGCGTTTTCCCCGCGCGCTCGATCAAAGGAACGTCTTACAAAACGCTAATCCGCACTGGTTATCCAACCGCTAACTTTCGGCGCGCGAATGAAGGTGCGGCTCGCAGCAAATCGACGTTTGAGAACCGTCTCACTGAATGTTTTATCATCGACTCCCCAATCGCTTGCGATAAACAAGTCGCCGATGCGTGGGACGGTGGGGCGGCTCAATATCAGGCCATTGAGTCCAGCGGAGTGCTGGAAGCTGTGATGCGCCGGGTTTCCAAGTCTATTTACTATGGAAACTCTGCGACCGCGGTTTCTCTCGGCTATGGCGACGCCAAAGGATTCCCTGGTTTTGTCGACGCTTACGATCCCGTCGATCACCAAGTCGACGCGACCGGAACGACTGAAAAAACTTCGGTTTGGGCTGTTCGCCTCGGAATCAAAGACATCCACCTGATTCTCGGCGGCGGGACTGTGTTGCAAATGCTTGATCAATGGCGCATTGAAACCGTCTATGATTCGGGCAACAATCCGTTTACTGCTTATACCAACAATCTTGCTGGTTGGGTGGGGCTGAATATCGGATCTGTGCATTCTCTCGTGCGCATCAAAAATATCGGGACCGATGCTGGTAAAGGAATGACTGACACTCTCGGCCAAAGGGCGATCGAGAAATTCCCGGCCGGTATTGTCCCCGATTTCTTCATCATGAATCGTCGCTCTCGCCGACAACTTCATGAGTCTCGTCAAGCTGTCGCGACTAACGGCGGCAGGACTGCGAATGAGGTTCCTTTGCCTACGGAAATCGAAGGAATTCCGATCCTTGTCACTGACGCGATCGGAAACAACGAAGGAAACCTTTAACACTTCACTGAAACACAAGGAGAAATTATGCCCATCCAAAGAAACATTGAAGACGCAGGGCTTCGAGCTGAATTTGCTCTTCCGGCCGCGGCTTCGACTAATACTGTTTCCGCTCCGATTGATCTTGGTCCGATTGGAAACGGAATTCGTCCCGAAAACGTTGAGTTGGAACTTGAAGTCCCTGCTCTTAACGCGACCATCCTTCCAAACTCTAGCACCGCTACCTTGAGCGTTGAGGCGTCAGACGTCGACACCTTTGCTTCTGGCGTGGAAGTTCTTCGCTCGGTGACTCTCACCGGGGCTGGAGGTCAGGGAAGCCCCGGCGCAAAGCTCCGTTCTGCGATCCCTTCTAACGGGAAGCGGTTTGTGCGCGGCAAGGTTGCTTTCGGCCCGTCCACTTCTGACGGTTCCGCTCTAAGCGCGAAATTCGCGCTCAAGTTCTAAACGGCCATTTAGCCGTTGTGCCATAATTGAGAGACACTCAGAGAGATCTGGGTGTCTCTCTTTTTTATTTTGACATCTTGCGATATGTATGGGATTTACTGCTTTCAATTCCTTGTCTCTCCAGGAAGCTGTCGCGGTCATGGGCCGCTCATTCACGTGGAATGAAAGCGATTTCATCGGCGTGCGCAATGAAATCGTGATAGAGCCCGAGGCTGATTTCGGCGGCGTAAGAAACAACGTCGCTTTTTCTTACGTGGTTCCAATTTCTCAATTTACTGGGGGCGTATTTCCTAAAGACGGCGAGAAAATTCGCGACGAATTTGGGCATGACTACAAGATTGTGAAATTCGATCGCGATGAAATTAGTTTCACCATTTACGTGACGGATCTAAATCGATGAGCTTGTTTTTTGACGTTAACGCGAGTAATTTTGACAACGCGCTTCGACGCTATCTCCAGGCTTTTCCTAAAGAGACTTCAGCTATCATCACGACGCAGACTCGACTGTTGCTTACTCAATTGATGAATTTTACCGCGCCAAAATCGCTCGCTCAAGGTCGCGCGGCTGTGAAGCGGGATATTTATTTCGCGATGACTCCTGTCGACTTTAGTCGGTTGACGACGCGGCGGATGAGACAAATCGCTCGTCGTCAGGATGTCGACGCTTTTCAAGCGATTATGCAGCGCGTTCCAGGATGGAAGCGTTGGCGAGTCGAACCTTTTGATCCAGTGAAATTGCACCAAAACAAGCGTGACTCTCGCGGTCGTATTCAACACCATAAACGCGTATTAGTGCTCGACGTCAAAGGGCATAAAGCCTACGTTAAAAAGCGGCAAAACAATGTTGGCATCGCGCGCGCGGGTTACGCCGCTGCGTCGAGACTCGTTGGCGCGTATTTGCCGAGTTGGGTTGCACGCCATGGAAACCGGTATGGCTCAGTCGATGACTTTCGTTCTAGCCACACGCATCCGCGCGTGCGAATTCAGAATTTGGCAGTCTCTGCGATTTCTCAGAGCCAACAAACCCATAGTTTATCGAGCGCTTTGCGCGTTCGCGCGAAAGCGATGGAAACGGACTTAAACCGCAAATTACGAGAGCTTAAATTGAAAACAGGCTTATGAGTGAACGCGCAGTAAAACAACGATGCGAAAAAGCTTTTGCGAGTTTCTTGAACTCGCAGAGGACGCCCGGAACTCCTTTATTTTCCGCTAAAGGAATCTATATCGGGCAGGATAATGAAACCATCGAATTGCCGTGTGTTGTCGTGAAGTGCGATAAAGCTGAAGAACATATTCCGTTAACTGGCTATTTTGTCGCGACTCTCGAGATCATGGTTTTTTCAAGTATTGACGAATCAAACGCGAATGATTTGCAAGAGCAAATCGTCGGCCAGATTCAATCCGCGCTTTTTCCGATGACCGATGTTCGATCGGTTCTTAACGCTCCTACGGACGGGCCAGACACTCGCGCTGTTCGCGATTTCCGTGTCCATGGTTATTTTTGCCAAGAGGAATCCGGTCGTGTAACTGAGCGGCATTGGATCGACACAATTGTTTACGAAGTTCATTGCCAAGCTTCGGATTAACCACGTATTGACACGAAAGGATAAATATGCCACAGACCATTCGCGGAATTCAACCCCTGTCGTGGGGGACTGTTGTCACGACCGGTTACGTAACTGAAAGCACGAGTGAAACAGAGAAAACTGAAGAGGCGACAATCGTCAACGAATCCGGTGACGTTGTCACTCAGATTGTTGGATTTGGGAAAATGACTGA